GGCATAGCGGTTATCAGCAAGGATGTAGGCTTTCTTTTGTGCTTCGGTGAGGTAATCCACAAACACACATGGCACTTCAGCAATATGCTCTTCCTTGGCTGCCATCAGCCTGCCGTGTCCAGCTATGACATTGAAATCCCTGTCGATGATAACAGGATTCACAAAGCCGAACTCCCGTAGCGATGAGCGCAGTTTTGTTATCTGTTCCGGCGAATGTGTCCGAGCATTATTCACATAAGGAATCAGCTTGTCGACGGGAACAATCTGCATATCCGTAGTCGTTTTTCCCAAAAACTACACCTCCTCAAATTTCAAATCCATAAAATAAGCAACTTCAGGAAATTTTCTCTCAAAGTTGCTCGTATATCTATAAGTGGCACTACCTACACCATTACAAATAACAAATTCTCTCAAGCTCTTCTTTTTGAAGAAGGCTGGCTGGTTGCACCATCTGGCCAGAGTAATATACATCCCCCTGTAAGGACTTTCCTCGTACCGCTGATATCGCATCACATATGGCAGACAGCGCTGCTTCATCAGAATCTCAATTCTATACAGCAGCTCCAGTAAATCTCGCTTCCAGAAGTTTACATCCCAACGCCCCTCCCGGTCATAGCCAGTGAAACAGTAAAATTTAGGAATCGCTTTGGTATACTTCCGGAGCAGCTTTATCTTCTGTTGAATAAGATCCGCGTCATTGTAGTTATCAAAAGCAAAGATATAGTCACCATCATACTTGGATGAAAAAAGGAGTTCACATCGCTCCTCTGTCAGAAGACGCTCATCCAGTCCTTGCTTAAACTGGAATGGTAATTTTGTCTGCTGTAATTCCAGCAGTAAAGTTTTCCACGTTGGACAGCCGAAAAAGTTATCATCTAGGAGACAGATTTTCTTTCTACTTGCATCCATGAATTCTTCCAGGGGGCTGTGTATCAGAACATGGTCATAATTTCGATTTATACAGAAACTGCAATGACGGAAGCAACCTCTGGTCAAGTAGCCAATCGCATAATCGGTGTAGTAGCGAAATTCCTGTCTGCGCTTTCCAGAGACTATTTGCCCTTTTACCCAGTCATCGTAGAGATGATAGTCGGGCTTGTGGTGTTCTATAGCCTCCGGCAACGGTGGCGCTTTGTCATAAAAAAATCCCGTACCGCCATACTTCACATTTGGAAGTGATAGTACAGCAGCCGGGATTTTGGTATCTGTGAACACCTTAGCAATATATACTTGATCAAAAGATTCCAGACTCTCATAATCTGTTTTCAGTAGCACCTCATTGCCCACTGACTTGTGATAGCCTGACAGCTTCATGCAGACAAGATTTGGAAATCGGTGACGCGTCCTGCCAATGAGGTCTGCATCTATTATTGCAATTTGCAAAAGCTTCACTATCCCTTCCTTGAACGGAGCAATCGCTCCATCACATCATCCTGCGGATTGACTCCGCTGTAGCCTTCCGAGCAGTTTTCCTTGACCACTTGGTAAATCTGATACCAGAGCTGATTGACCTGCTTCATGTACTGCAGACCGATATTTACATAAGGCGATACGATAGCCGCCCCTGTGGTTGGATGCTTTGCAAGGAATCCGTAATTGGAGATTGCATTCTGACATTGAATCCAACGGGACACGGTCATGGCGTAGTGCTCGATAAGCTCCGGGCTGACCAGTTCGGCACAGCCCTTTTTATTCAGCCAGTTCCATGTCTTTTCGTAAACCTCCACAGCGTAATTTTCCTGCCCGTTCTTCTGGGGTGCTTTGAGGTACTCCTTAGGAGCGGGCATTTCCATGCCTTTAAGATTGGCCGTTGGCAGCACCGTCACCTTGGCAGTCTTGCCTTCGTTGATTTTATCGGCGAGGGCTTTCTTCTTACGCCCAGCCCCCGCTCTGGCACCGCCCCGATTTGTTCCATCTTTGGCCATCTTCATCACTCCCTTCCTGCGTTTGATTGCTTGATTTTTTCAAACGTTTTTCAAACAAAATCGGCGTTTTTCAAAGAGATATGGGGTTCCATAACTTTCAGTTATCCCCGTCCGTACAAGGGATAAGCCCTGCTTAGAGTCCCTTACCTATTCCCCTGTTTGAAAAACGATTTTTTCGCACGAGGGCAGGTGCCGGACGGGGCTTCGTGGGCTTTTAGAGATTTCGACCGCCCCTGCCCCTCAGTCACTTTTGCGGCGCTGGTGAACCTTCTCGTGGCAGCTGATGCACAGGCTTTGCAGATTGCTCTCATCATGAGTGCCACCATCAGCCAGCGGTTTGATGTGATGCACCAGCTTTGCCTCGGTGAATCGTCCCTGACTCTGACACCGTTCACAAAGCGGATGGCTGCTGATGTAGCGGTTTCTTATCTTCCGCCAATTCTCATCGTATCGCTTGTGGTGGTCATAGCCACGGGCGAAGTGCTCGTAGTGCTGCTCCATCATCTTTCGGTGCTCTTCGCAGTAACCGCTTTTGTGGTCTGTCAGCCTTGGGCAGCCACTGAACCTGCAGGGGCGCTTTGGTTTCATTGGCATAGAATTCACCTCCGTCCATAAAAAATGCCCCTGAGTTTTTCCTCAGAGGTAATTCTTCATGCTATTAGAATATCAGTTTTTGCAATAGTTTTCATCCGCGATATTACTCATTACATCTTCGCCCAGTAAAAATGCCCCCGAGTTTCAGTTTCACTCGGAGGCAATTCTTTATGCTATTATCATATCACCTTTTTCCGTGAATTTCATCCGCAATATTACTCATTTGCCATAAAGCAGAATAGTCAGATGTTCCAGTGCTCTATTCTTACGGTTATACGCTGAACTACGTTCAATACCAAAGCGGTCACAGATATTCAACACCGCGCTACTCTGGTCACTGTAATCGTTCTGATAAAACTCCTCCAACAAAAATCGTTCATCGCAGGAAAGTTCCTCCCATGCAGGTTCAAACCATCCCATGTACTCAACGGCCTGCCGATAACGTTCTTTTAGGACATTGATTTCCTCAATGGCATTCACCATACGATTCTCTGCCGCAGTCGGATTATGGCTCTTAGGCATGCCATCCAGCTTACTGGCACTCAGACCTACCTGCCGTTCCTTGGCACCAGCGATTTCTTCTTCTGTGTGTTCGAGAATGTACTGCATGCTGCTATAATCCTTAACGGCCTTTATTGCTGCACCACGCTTATCCAGATACTGCCAAATAATATTCATGAGTATTGCCTCCACATTTTTTATTTAAATTTCCGCAGAACTGCTCCGGCAGTGGGGTCGCTATAACCTTCGCTGTTCTTTCTCATCAGGCGGTGCGTTCCAAGCTGCTTAACCTCGATATGAATCCCCGGTTCCTCTGCCCATTGCTTTTCCACAATCTCCCGAACCACCTGGGCATCGTCTTTCCAGTAACCGCACTTGGTCATGCAATCCTTCAGCATCTTCTGGAGGTTATCGGTATCCGGGCGGGTGATGCGCCATTCTCCGCCTTTATGTGATTTGCCAACTGGAAACAACCATGTGGTGCGAAGCTCCAAAGCCCCCTGCATAGGTTCTGCCGGTTTGTAACCAGTAAGGCTATTCATCAACAGTGCCTTGGCCTGTTTTAAGTTTGCCGGTTCATAGAACACCGGTCTGCCATGGATAATCCGTACGGATTTTTCCTGTGCCGTAGCTGTTGGTGGGTTGATGTCTAAAAAGAATCTCATGTTTTTCCGTCCTTTCCAGCTCTGAAAAATTTTGAAAACCCTCAGTCCCATGTTTCATGTGGGGAAGGGCGGGCTATTTAGCCCTTCCCACACATGGAACACACATAGGAACGAAGTTACTATATATAAGCCCTATTTCCTTTCACGGAGGAAAAGCGATTATATTCGCTTTTCATTTTCAGCTATTTTTCCTACGATTCCGCCCTTAATCCAGTACTCATCTTTGACCTCTTTGAGCCTGTCCCGGACACATCTTGGACTCACTCCGATATATTCTGCCATGGCCTCCACGGTTACCGGGGTATTGATTGAGCAGACCTGAAATGCCATATCAATGGACGCCTTACGTTCCTCAAAAGTCGTATATTTTCTGCTCTTGGAGAGATTCCCCATAGGACTGCCTTCGGCGTGTGCTTTGCTCAAATAGGATTTCTCATCCAGGCGATGGATGGGATATTCAAACCAGAAATTTACCGGCTTGATGTTTTCAAACTCACGCAGGTTAGATTCCAGCCGCCATGCCGTAGCATTCCCATCCCGAACGGTATTCTTGAGTTCTTCCGACAACTCCAGCTGAATCATATCAAGCTGCGCATCCGGGTCACGAGCAAATACTCCGGAACCAGATGCCCTATCCATTGCCCGTTTAGAACCCTGTGCGCCTTTGCTATGGTGATGGCAATATATGATTGAGCAACCCGTTTCATTGCAAATCTTATCAAACTGGTTACAGAACCGTCCCATCTCGGAGGCACTATTTTCATCCCCCGTGATAACCTTGTAAATTGGGTCAATGATAATGGCATCAAAGTGCTGGTCGCGCACTCTGCGTATAAGTTTTGGCACCAGTTGGTCTAAAGGCACTGCATGACCGCGCAGGTTCCAAATAACAATATTATCCATGTTTTCCTTGGACAACTTGAGTGCTTCGTAAATCTTGAGGAAGCGGTTAATGCAGCTGGCTGGGTCAATCTCTAAGTTTACATAGAGAACCCGCCCCTTTCTGCAGGGGAATCCCAGCCACTCTTTGCCTTCCGCAATATCCACGCTGAGTTCCATCAGCAGGAAGGACTTACCAGCTTTGGATGAACCGGAAATCAGCATCTTATGTCCGCGCCGTAAAATCCCCTGTATAAGTTCTTCCGGCAGTTCCGGTGGATTGTCTTTGTACTCAGCGAGGGATTCCATTGGCGGCAGTTCATCGGTCACGCCCTCTACAAAATCCATCCAGTCTGTCCATGATTTCCTGCCGATATTGGTGGCAGCAAGGTACTGGCGGTTGCCGTTTCTCGTAAGCCCCGGCATTCTGGAAAGCCGCGAAGGATTGCGGTTCTGCTTGTCTATGGCCACACCCTGTTTTTCGAGAAAATCATAGAGAAATTCCACCCGTTTGCGGTATTCCTCATAGTCTGCAGCATCTACGCGCACAATCGCATGCAGGCTTTTGCCACCGCTATGCACCAAGGCGGCAATGGGCAGTTCCAGTTTGCGGAAGATGATATCCTGCTCGACTATGGGCAAGGTATCCGACTCAACCAAGGCAAATTTGAAGCTAGTAACATTTTCGTTTTTTACGCCCTCACCATCCAGCGGATTGAAGCGAATCCAGCCACCGACTTCCGTTTTCCAATCACCTACGGTTGCTCCGATATCATTGGGATGTTTTCTAAGTGATGCAATCAGCTCACCGGCCGTGCGGTCATATACACCTTTGCTGGGAAGCCACCGGCCTTCGCTGTCCTGCCAGACATCTCCTGTGACATAGCCCACCCGGTCATTTTTATCAAAGAGCAGTTCCAAGTAGGTAATCAGGTCATCTACCGGATTCCATGCATCCGGCGGTGTAAATCCGTAAAATCCATCATTACCGTCGTACTCAATGGTGTCATCCCATGCCATCGGGCCATCCGCACAAGGTGTCCAGCCACGGTCTTTGGCCATCTGTATAATCGTACCGCCTTTGACCGGTTTTGCCGTGCCATTGAAACCAGCCCATTTCTTTTCACATTCTCCGGGATGATACCGTTTGTCGTTGCGGCTCCAGTCATCCCAAATCGAGCAGGGATATCCTTCTTCCTTAAGCGCCATGCCTACCGCCAGCCAATCAGCTCTGTCCAGCGTAGATACATCGAGACTGCCCAGTGCAGCTAAAATATTGTTATCCATTTTTACACAACCTTTCCTGGTACATAGAGTGCCGGATTTATCCCTCTTGGGATGCACCAGCGATTCACTGCTAATCTTGAAATCAGGCGATTGGCATCGGCAAACTGCCATGTTCCCACCTGCCGGAAACCGAAACGTTCCAAACAGCGTATCTGCTTGGGCGTTGCCAGCCCTTCATCCTGACGGCGTTTCAGCCGGTCAATGAGCAAAGAAGCCAGTCCGGCGTTTTCCACTGCATTGGGAAATATCCCTCGCCTTTCCAAAAACGCCAGCTGCTTTTCCGATGGTGGCCCCATCTCCCAAGGGAAAGTCGGCTCGTAACCAGCCAAGTCCTCGGCGGCAATGGAAAGCGCATATTGTATGGGGTCTACCAGCTTTTTCTTTTTACACCGCATCTCGGCAAGCTCCCTAGCCAGTGCCTGTTCCCGTTCCTTGAGCACATCCTGCTCAGCCGCTTCCTCAGCTTCAATAAGGTCGAACTCCTCCGGCGATTCTGCCATCTGTTCATCCATGACCTCGGCAATTTTCTCATTTCTGGCAATCAGCGAAGAAGGCTTACACAGGTCGTGCCGTTCTGTCAGCCAGAGAAAGTCCAGCAATAACAGTTCCGTTTTTCCCGGTGACAGGCGCATCCCTCGTCCCACCATCTGCTGGTAAAGGCTCCGCACTTTTGTGGGGCGCAATACCACCACACAATCTACGGCCGGACAATCCCAGCCCTCAGTCAACAGCATAGAATTACACAGCACATCGTATCGGCCATTCTCAAAATCTGTAAGAATTTCAGCTCGATTTTCGCTGTTGCCGTTAACCTCTGCGGCTTTCAGTCCATTGTCATTTAGCATTTGGCAAAATTTCTGTGACGTCGCTATAAGTGGCAAAAAAACCACCGTTTTTCTGCCAGTACAATACTGCGCCATTACCTTGGCAATCTGCATGAGATATGGCTCCAAGGCACAGCCAATATCGGCAGCATTGTAATCACCACCGGTAACACCTGCCTTGCTGATGTCTACCTTCAAGGGAATCATTCTGGCTTTTATGGGAGACAGGTAACCTTCCCTTATGGCCTTGCTCATGGAATATTCATAGGCCTGCGAATCGAAGAACTGCCCCAAGGTCTGCTTATCTCCCCTGTCCGGGGTTGCTGTTACACCGAGAATATTGGCCTGCGGGAAATGCTCCAGCACACGCTGGTAACTGTCCGACAAACAGTGATGTGCTTCGTCTACGATAATGTCCTGAAAGTAATCATGCGGAAAACCTGCCAGTCTTTTCTCTTGGGATAAGGATTGCACCGAACCTACTGTCACAGGCAGGAAACTGTCTATACTATGACTGCTGCCCTGTTCAAAAACAGCATCCAATCCCGTGACCATCTTCAACTTATCTGCTGCTTGGGTTAATAATTCCCCGCGATGTGCCATGATAAGCACCCGATGTCCCAGATTTACCTGATGTTCTGCCACCGAAGAAAACACGATGGTCTTGCCCAATCCTGTGCAGAGCACGAGGAGCGTCTTGCGATGCCCCTCGTTCCACTCAGTCAGGACAGCCTGTTTTGCTTCGGCTTGATATGGCCTAAGCTCAAACAATCTGCTGCCGCCTCCTTAAAACGGAATCTGCCCATTACTCATGGGAATCGTTTCACCAAACGCAGAATCCGTCTTGGGGAAGTTTTTCTCGTCATAGTCGTAGAATCTGTCCACATCATTGGCCTGCTTTTCGTTGCCATCCCGGTCTGTATATTTACGCGGTTTGAAGTGGGCTCGTCCTCTGGCACCGATAAGGTTGTCCCAGTTCATCGCCAGTTTCTCACCCTGCTTTTTCCTGCCAATGGCACGGAAGAAGCCTGAAATGCGCCACTCCAGCATGCGGTTCAAAATAAGGTCTGTGCGGATACTGGCCACGCCTTCTTCGGTTTCCACCTGCAAGGTCAGTGTAGCCTTATTGCTGGCCTGCATCTTGGCACTGCCCGGAAATCTGCCACGCTCAAAATTGGAAACCACGAAGTTATAGTCACCTTCCGGCAGGATGATAAATTCCTGACCATCATTCTCGATGGTGTCGTTCCAGTCCATTGCCACATTGTTATCTGCCATATACTTGTCCCCCTTATTACTGTGCCTTCCGGCTCTGTTCAATTAACTTCATAATCTGATCCCAGTATTTGATGACATACCCAAAGACGAACTCATCCGGATAATCATCGATACCTGTGGTGACAGGATATTTCCCTCTGGCCGCTACCACCTGCCGAACTTCCTCCTCAGATACACCATACTTTTCCAAAACCTCCCGTAACACTTCGGCGGCAGTGGGTTCAGTTTTGTCTGCCACATCAGACTTTGCAGCACTTGATTGCTTTGGCTGCTCAGCAAAGATATGGGCAATATGCTTATAGTCCAGTTCCAGCACCTCCGGCAAATGTACACGATTCTTGGCATCCCAGGCAGGATGATGGCTGGTGTACATCACACGCTTGCCCCCTTGGGCTTTCTGCGTGTTATTCTCCGAAGTCACCACGAAGGTCTGATAATTGCAGAACAGCAGCAAATCGCACCACTCTTTGAGGAGCGGAGCCACCTGCTTAGAGAGTTTCATCTCCCAGCGGTCATAGGCTCCCATCTCATCGGGCTGTTCAAACTTGCGCATCTTGGCATGGGCTGTAATCACCACATGAATATCTGCAGTAATCACCCGGTCAAAAGCATTCAGCAACTTGGTAAATTCCTCCGCCAGATAGGTGTAGCCCTTGCCATAACCAAAAGACTCAATAGAATTTTGCTTGTACTTGGCACAAAGAAAAGTTACGATAAGCTGTTCTGCCCAATCGGCAGTGTCCAGAATCAAAGACTTGCAGACATCCGGCGTTACCGCTACTTCCTGCACAATCGCCAGCAATTCTTCCCAGCTTTGGGGCTTGTCAATACGGCGGACATCCATTTGCGCTGTACCGCCCTCAGTATCGATAAACAATGGGTTGGGGAAATTGGCGGCAAGGCTGGATTTGCCAATACCTTCTGAACCGTAAATAACGACCTTTTGGGCACGGTTGATTTTTCCCTTGGTAATGTTTAGCATTTACATTCCTCCTCTCAGCGAATACGCAGGCTCCGCCCTCTTGCTTCCAGATGTGCCCCCGGTACAATCACGCCATCTTTCAATGCTGCATACAGTGCCTCGTTGTTTACTTCTGTATGCGCAGGCACAATGGTCAGATATTCCGGTGGAATCAAGTCCTCATTGTCCACCTTAAGCGGTACCTTGCCGCCATTGTTCTGAACGCTCATCACGCCGTACTTAGTCGGCACCTTGGTCTTGCCCATGGCATCCAGATTCAGGCGATACCATTCCTTTATGCGTTTAATCCGTGCCTCAAGAACGGCCTGCTGTTTTTCAAACCGCTGTTTCTCCTGCTTGTAAGCAGCCGCATACTGTTCCAGTGATTTTATGAGGGCGATGCCATTAGCGCATTTTTCCTCAACCTCACATTCAATGGACTGCAGCCCCTCCTCCAGCTGTTCCAAATCCATGGAATCATCCAAAGCGAGGTCGAAAATGTTGTTAAAGCCTGTAGTAAGTTCATACAGTGGTCTTGCTGGCATAGGATTTCCCCCTTCCGTTTTCAAAAATCGCAACCTCATCCACAGAATCTCCCGGCACAATGACCGTGAGCTTTACCGGACTTCCCATGAGAAAACGCAGCAAACGCTCCCTCATGGTCAACTGACGGCAAGTCATTATGCCGCCATTGGACTTTCCCTTGGATACCTTGATGTTCAGTGTGTGTTTCATACTGATTTTCCTTTCCGAAGGGCTGATTTTTTTATTTGATTTTTTTGCCCTTCACCTAATAGCCACGGGAAATCCAAAACTTCGTGGTTTTTATAAAAAATTTTTCTGGTCAGGCAAAAATTTTTTTAATCGCTGATAAATCCGTCTCATTCGGTCTGACACAGTATTCTCTGTCACACCGTCCTGACGGGCAATCTCTACCTGCTTCAGCCCCTCCCAAAACACACGCCTTACCAATTCCTGTTGCTGTGGACGCAGTTTTTTGATGGCCTGATAAAGTTCTGAATAATCCTTATCCAATAACTCTGAGACAACATCACTGCTGTTATCCGGTAATTCCCGGTCAATAGCAGACATCTGGATATGTCGACGGGTTTCAGCACGGTTTTTGTTAAAAGTCGGCGCATTTACTTCTTCATCCATTATTTCCTGAACTGACCTTCTAGCTATAACCGACTTGTCTTCAGCTACCTCCAGCCTTTGCTGGTAGTCCGTTTCCACCATCACAGAACACTCCTCGTCCGGAACCTCCAAGACTGTTGGATGGAATTTGTCCTCGTAGTACATTGTGATTTTCATGATTGTGTCCTTTCCCCTGAACTGGGCAAAGGACACAGAAAAAGGCCTGTGAACCTTTCGAAGTCCACAGACCAAGATGTACTCTAGTAAAACGGGCGCAATAAGGAGAGGGTACTCCGAAACAGCAAATCAATTTTATACAATTAAAATTGATTTGCTATATGAGAATATCCTTTGCCCTATTGCAACTCAGGCACGATATTATGTTTGTTTATGAAAAAAAGCCGGAGAAGACTTCGACACACTAAGTGTCAATTGTCTACTCCGGCTTCTTCATCAAATGAACAGCACACCAAGTATTTTTACTATATTCGGTTGATTCGGTTGATTTTGTGAGATTTTAATGAAACCAATCCCACAAAAATTATAATATATATGCGCATAAAAAGCGCATTAAGTATTATTATATCTTATTCTGTCCACATTTATTATAATATCACATTTATTATCAAAGTCAATATATTTTAAGAAACTTTTAATTTTTATGTTACATATTTGCAATCATGTGCATAAACAGAAAATTTATTTTTTAATAAATTACATTTGCCTACTAAGTCAACCACAAAAAATTCCCCGCCCTAATGACATCAAGCCGAATGCAACAGCCGCTGTCTAAGGATTTCTCCTCTGACAGCGGCTGTTTGTATTTCACAAAATCTCTTTAGCCCCTCAGCACTCCATCCGCTCTGCAATACTTGTCCCTGCCAATGCTGAAAAAATTGTCAGTTCGTCCGCATTTTGAGCCAGTAGGTAATCAAGATGCTTCTCTATCGAATCCAGCACCGTATCTACTGCGCGATAAACTTTTTCTCGCTCTTTGGGGAGAAGTTTCTGGCAGTAAAAGGATAGACGTCCTGTTGCGATTCCTTTCCCTCGTTCCAGCCCAAAGAAAATCCTTTGCCGCTCGGCATCAAACCTGCCGAACGCGGCAATCTGCCCCAGAGCATCGGCGATGATTTCGTCATGGGCGTGGTTCTTCATGTCGAAGAGCAGCCGCAGGGTTTCATAGTGAGCGCACTCATGGCGAAGCCTGAGCCTATGGGAGCGTTCCAGCCACTCATCTTCGGAAAGCCCTATCTCTTCTGCCGAAATATTGCTGTAGGGCGCATGGTTGAGGAGCAGTATGCGATGTCGAAAGATACTTTCTGCTCGCGTCACCATAGCAAACGCGTTCACTGTGAGCGGTAGTTCGCGCGCATCTTCCCGTGCGTTTAGCAAAGCCTCCATTTGCCGGAAATCCCTATGGCTGACCGTAGATATGACCGGGAGTTTTCCTCCCAGCGTTTGTGCGAAGGAAATAGAGATTGCCTCCGGGTTCCCCCATGGCCAGCGATAGGCTGGAAGTTTCATCTCATCTGTCAAAAAATCCAGCGCATCTCGTCCATCGACCGCCTGCCAAAACGATACGAAAGCCTCATCCGCCAACGGCAATGTCTCTATAATTTCCGGTATTTCATATTGATGTTCCAAATATTCGGAGGCGGATTGAGCCTCCGCCTTCCGGCATACAGATAAGCTCATATTCATTTCCTATTTTCATGGTTACCCTCCCGTCAGGAAAGCTCGTCCAAGTTTTCCTTCGTCTTCAATTGCTAGTCATTGTTGACGGGACATGAAGAAACTGCGGGGCATGGCAGACAGCGCCGTCTGTATTCGCAGGTCTTACAACCTTCGGCGCAGTCATCCTCGCGCAATTTTTTCAGCACTGGCGATTCTTCCCAATAGGCGACCAGACTGTCGCAATTCTCCTCGCAGGAAAGGCAGGCACAGGGCGCGACTTTCCCTGACGGCAGGACGCAAAAATGATCTCGCCCCGCCGTGCAGCCCCGCTCAATGCCGCGATTCCCGTTTTTCTTCGGGTCGCCGCCCTCCAAGAGTGCGCGAAGTGGAGAAAAGCAGCTTTCCACGGTTAGCTCCATAAATTCTTCCTCTTTTTCATGTTCTATCCGCCAATTTTTTATCGTTTCCGCCGCTTGAAACATCTGTTCGCGGGTCGGCATCTGTCGGCATTTAGTCGGTATCATGCCAGTGACCATAAGTTCCTTGACACCTAATTTTTCTGCTAGGTGTATCACCTTTTCAATTTTTCTGGCGTTGTCAAAGTGCATAAACCATCTTGCCCGCGTGTTTTTGCTGCCTTTGCCGCAGAGAGTTTTCAACGTCCAAACAGCCGCCCCATCGGCTGCTGGGTCATTGATATCGATGATAAAGCCATCTGCCCCTGCGTTCATCGTTTTCTCAATCCACTGGGGAGGCACTCCCCGGTCAAGCTCCACCACGGCGCGGATTTTCTTTTCCTCGCTGTCTTTCTTCCTTTTGCATGCCTCCAGAATATGTTCAAGGTGTTCGTATTGCGTCACATCCCCTGTGATGCGCACCTCCCTCACCCTTTTTTCTCCACACTCATAGATCCATTTCATCGCCGTGTCTATGTGGAGGGTATCTTTCTTATCTTTCACCATAATTTCCACATAGACAGGTCTTTCATAGGCATCAAAATAGTGATGGTGGACGTATGGCGACTGCTCAAGATACGCTTTCGCCTCGATGATTTTCCCATCCTTGTAGTTCAGCTTAAAATAGGCAATCAGCGTCTGGATGAAAGGAGCGCCCTCCGGCCGCATACGAATCCAGCGGCGCAAATCCTCAGCCTTAGACGACAGGCACAGTCCAGCTGCCGTGAGACGGGCAATGGCTTTATCCACAATCAAGGGATGCCGCCAGCGAGAAAATACCTCAATGCCGATTTTCGGCAGTACGCCCATCTCGCCCAAGTCAATATTGACGGCAATGCGCTCCGTTTGACGCCAAGGCTCCAGCGCATCACGGAGACTTACGGGGTCGCCCTGCCATCCGATGGCGGCAAGTCCTGTGGGTATGGAATCCCAGTCGGGAAACATAATCACAAGGCGCATGATGTGAAGTTCCCCACGGCTCGTCATGGTGCCAACCTGCTTTGGGAATGCTCCTTCCGGTAGCAGTTCCAGCACATGGTCAAAGGTGGGACGCAGACGTTTTGCCCGTGTCCTGCCCAAAAAAGCCGGCAGAAATTCATCCCATTTATCCCTGCTATCCTTCCCAAAATCAGTATTGGCAAACAGGCAAGGCATAATCTTCGTTCCCATCTCGTGGGCTTTTTGGAACTCGACATAGTCAATCTCGTACCACAAGGACTTTATATGGGGAATATCGTCATGGTCGATGGACATGATAAAGTCAACGTACCGTGTCTCCTCCCCCAGACGCACCTCAAGCCCTGCCCCGTGGGTGATGATGTTGCCATATTCCCTGAGAACGGCAGACAAAGCGGCATCGCACACTTCATCCATAATCTCAGGGATTGGGTGGCGGCGCAAATGGTCAAGAAACGCCTTGGCTGGAAGTTCCTGTACTTTCATAAACTATCCCCCAAACAAATAAAATGAATGCGGCTACAAGACCGATAGAAAAAGGCTCTGTATTAGGTGCGAACGCATTTTGTACAGAGCCTTCCCTATCGTTATTTTACCAAGAATGTTTTATCGCAAGCTGTGCCTTCGTCTGTTGCATGCGACCCATTCATTTTCTTGCCCCGAATTGCAACGTTGAAGAAATCCTCTACACGTCATTTTCGGCTCTTAGTTAATAATAGGAGAGCCAGCCTTTCGCCACTCCTTCGACTTCTCTAGTGCTATGTGAGCAGATGGCGCCAAAAACGTTCCGCCACCAGCTACATTGCCCAAATCTTCGTCGGTCAGACAGATTTCTTCTTCTATCGACTCTTGTGCAGCTGCACTATTCACTTTCACATCAGCCATGTTTTTCTTTTCGTCAATCATTGCATTCACTCCTCACGTATAACTGAACTCTCTAGAAATAAATGATGCCCCCCCAGTAACAGAGAAATATGTCTTTCATTCAACGCACTCTGCAATCCTTTGGGGCAGGCCTCCGGTTCGGCCTATTCTCATCTTTGCAGCTATTATGAAAGTAACATTCTCCTCCCGCCGCATTCTTCAGCGTGGTCTCGTCCAGCTCGAAGTCAGCAAGCTCCGCCAGATACGCCTCGGCTTCCTCCTGTGTCAGCTCAACCCCCTCTGCTTTCGCAACTGCTATCAGTTCCTCAACGGTCTCGCAGGTCATCACCTTCTCGATTTGCTCTTTGGTAAGTTCGTTCACATTGATATTTGCCAT